AGCTCCTCCATCTCCTAGTTTTGGAAGTGATTTAAGTATTAGTTCTTCTGCCCCTGTAGCTCCTATATTATCTGATAGTACAGTATCATTTAGTACAAGTGCCCCTACATATGTAAAACCAACATCTTCATCGCAAACTGCATTTAATGATTATTGGACGATTGGTGATTTTCCAGATAGTGATCCTAGCTCTCTATCTATAACAGCAGTTCCACCTGCAACTCCATCTTTACCTTCTATAACATCACCTGGGATATCTTCTGTAACGATTTCTAATGTAGGTGTTCCACCTACATATACTTCGCCTGGCATTACATCAGCTGCTGGTGGGACTGATTTATTAGATATATTATCTGGAGCCCCAGACAATGATGCAGATCAGATAGATTTTTCAAAGTGGTGGGATGTTTTAGCTGATTATATAGAAAGTGAAGAAGATTCAGAATTGGCTCAATCACAAATAGGAAAGATTTCAACTTATTTACAAGCTTATTCTCAAGAAATGCAAAACCAATTGAATATTTTTAATGATGCTAATG